CTACTACATCTAGTACTACATCTACATCTAGTACTACATCTAGTACTACAACTACATTACCTCCACCTCCACCTGCACCAGATCCAGAGCCAGAACCAGAGCCAGAACCTCCACCTCCACCTGAGCCAATAGAAGTTGTTATGGACGACGGAACTCTTGCAGAATATACTGAAACAGAAATTGATGACGGTACAGTAGAAAGAGATAACGAAAGACAGAAAAATGAAGATCTTTATGGTTGTTATATTACTGACATTGCTTTGGAACGTGGTGATTGCGATATTCCTGAAGAAGCTATAATTGAAGAAGATGAGTTATATGAAGAGACTCCAAGAGGAGATACCGAAGAAGAAGTTTTCGATGATGATTTTGTGGTACTTGAATTGGACGATGAGTATGAAGATGAAGAGATTATTGAGCTTACTGAAGAAGAAATATTTGAACTTGAAAAACAAATGGAAATTGATGTTATGGTACTTGAACTTGAAGAAGAGTTGGAGATATTTGAGTTTGACACTAAAGAGGAAGTTGAGGAATTTGTTGAGACGTATATTGAAATTGAAGAATACATAGAAGAACTTGATGAATTTGAATTAGAAGAAATAATTTTAGAAGATATACCTGAAGAAATAATTTTAATTATAGAGGAGGAAATAGAAGATGACATTGTTGTTGTGGTGGAAGTTGAAGAAGATGTCGAGGAAGTTTTGGTTGAGCCAATACAGGAAGATGTTGAGGAGAGACCAATTGAGGACCTTACAGAAGAAGAAGTATCTTTTGAAGTTGCTGAAATTGAAGAAGTAATTGAAGTTCCTATTGTAGAAGAAGACGCAACAGAAGAAGAAGTTGCTGAAGCTATTGAGGAATATGTAGAAGAACTTGAAACAGAAGAAGTTATAGAAGTTCTCGAAGAAATTAATGACGTTGGTGTTCAAGAATTAGAAAATGTATCAGAAGAAATCCAGGAAGTAGTCCAAGCAGTAGTTGAGGAAGCTATAGAAAATGTTGAAGATCTTACAGAGGAGCAAGTTGAGACTGTTGCTGAAGTATTACAAGTTGAGACTGAAGATGTTTCTATCGTTGCAGAAGCTATTAAATCAGACGAAGTAGTAGCTGAAGCCGTAGAAGAATATGTTGAACGTGCAGTAGAAAATGCAGACGTAGAGAATTACACTCTTGCTGACGTTGTAACTGAAGTTCAGTTTGAAACCTTTTTAGAAAATCCAATAGAAACTTTTATAGATATTGATATACAAGAAATAAACCTTTCAACTATTGGAGATGATATGACTACTGATCAGCGTGAAAAAGCACAAGAAGTTGTAGTGCCAGTTATTTTGACTAGAATAGCTAGTATGGCAGCATTTATATTTAGGAGATCATAATGGCAAAAGTAAGTTGGATGTGGGGTGGCAAACGATATAGTGGCACTCTAATTCCTAGTAGAGAAACAAAGACACATAGGTTTGCTAGAACACATAATGGAAAAATTAAAAGACTTCCAAAGAAAAAATGAAAATTTTAAATAATATTTATAGTTGGTTTATCGAAGCAATTAAAGAAACATTAAATTTAAGCTGGACACTTGTAGGTTTGGTTATTGCGACCCTAACGCTTACTGGAAGTGCCCAGCAGATTACAGGTCTTGCGACTTTAGTAACTCTTGGTATTTGGTTGCTAACGATAGGATTTAGAAAATAATGTGTAACTGTGAAAATTTATGTTGTGGGTGTAGACTACATTGTAAAGGACATAAATGAAGATACAAGTAGTAAGAACACAATTCGGTAAAGACGCAACAAATGGTTTGGTATTTATAGACTCTCAATTTGAGTGTTATAGTCTCGAAGATCAATATCAAGCAGTAAAAGTAATGCACGAAACTTGTATTCCAGAAGGAGAATACAAAATTAAATTAAGAACTGTTGGAGGTTTTAATGAAAGATACACTAAAAAATATCCAACGTTTCATAGAGGTATGCTTTGGATCCAGGACGTTCCTGGTTTTGAATATATACTCATACACCAAGGGAACACCGACGAACACACGAGCGGTTGTTTAATAATTGGAAATTCTCAACAAGATTTAGATGTTAATTTTAACGGTATGGTCGGATCTAGTGCTGATGCGTATCAGAAACTATATAAAAAAGTTTCTGCTGCGATACTTAAAGGTGATGACGTAACCATAGAATATAGTAAGATCAATTTGAAAAAAGGAGGCTCAGAAGAAGAGTGCTCTCAAGGTGAAAAGATAGATAAAATCGATAGTACCTTAAAACGAATTGAAACTAAGTTAAAATTAAGTAAGTTAATAAAATAAGGAGACATATGTCAGAAGAACTAAAAGATATGCTCGAAAGAGCATTTTGGACTTTTGTTGAAGCCTTTATTGGCGCATTAACAATAGCTCCTCTTGTAGGAATAGAAGCTGAAACAGTTCAGCTTGCTGCTCTTTCAGGTGGTGCTGCTGCCTTATCTGTAGTAAAAACTTTTGCTAAAAAACAGGTAAGTAAATAATGCCTAAATACGGATCAAAGAAGCTTAAGAAAAAAGCTAAAATGGGCGGCTTCAAAAAAAAGAAATATTAAAAAAAAGACCTGAGCAATTGCTTGTCCAGGTCTTTTTTACATAACTACGAGAGTAGTATGTTAACTTTATTATACCTTAAAAGGGAGCGTCAGTATCGTTTTCCACTTTAGCTGATCCTACGGTTGGAAAAGTTTTTACAATATTAAGGTATTCACTACCTTCTTCTTTATCTAATTCAACACCGATAAAATTACCGATATATTTATTAGGATCAAAAGAAGTTTCTCCAGCAGATACATCTATCTTTAGAGCTTTCATTACCTCAATCATCTTCCATTTAGAATTTTTAGTGAACATTGTCCACATTTTGAAGTTAACTCCTTTAACTTCAATTTCCCAAACCCAACCTTCGTTTCCACTCTCGCTTAAGTGATCTTTCACAGAAATAATCTTACCTTCGTAATCTCCTGCTTCTAGATCAAACTTAGCTGAGCCCTTTAGGTCGTCTTCAGCTATTATTATTTTCTTGGCTTGCACCATTTTTTACCTCCAATTGGTCGTGGAGAAAGTAATCATCTTGAGCCCACAAATGTAAACCTAGTCCTACTCTCATAGCACAACGTTTGTGAGCGTCAGAAATAGCAAGTTTTAATCTCTCGCCATTGTTCATACGTTCTCCTGTTTTTCTATTAGTTACTTTATATGGTTTATCAACTGAGCCACCTTCTTGTATAGTGACTATTTCTCCGTCGATTTTGAGTTTTAATTCAAGAACGACACCAGTTAGACAACTTCCATATTCCTTATGACTATCATCATAGATTTCTCGTACGACAGTTTGTTCATAAGGACCACAATGCAACAACAATCTTTGAGTGACTGCACTATGTTCTACATAGTCGCCAAACTTTCCTGGAGCTGCGCCTTTTACTAAACCTTGAAATGGTTTAGCTAATTCTCTAAGATTTTTCACGTCTTGTTCCTTCCTCCATAGCTATGGCCCACTTAGGAGCAGAAGCTGAATAACAATTAATAACTTGTAATTTTGCCTCGTCTGCCCAAGTTTGTTCAATAAAAGTATCTCTTATAGTTTGAGAATTTTTACCTCTTTTAGAAGAAATAGCATCAAGAGCTCTTAACTTTGGTACAAATGTTGTTCCAACAACTGCACACAAAAGGGTAGTTTGCTCTTCTGTTAAATCTCCTAGCAACCATTTAAAAAATAATGGTAAATCCATTACTTTATACTTGTAAGGTTTAGAACTATGAAAAACCATATCTCCTATTTTATAAGATCCTCTTTCTTCTACATCTTGACTAATGTATTTGTCTGTAAAAGTTTTGACTCTTTTAGTAGCATCTTGAGCGTGTGAAATTGGAATTCTAGCTACTACCAATTTTTCAAGTGGTGCGTCGCTTAGAAAAAAACCGATTTCAGTATTCTCAATTTCATCTGCTGAACTAACTTCTTTAGATAAATCTAAAGCTTCAGACACAGAATCTATATTTTCCATAATTTCCTCTCTCCATTATGCAGGCGTTTATTACAACAGGGCTGCCTTTTAACACCTGCACAACGGTTAGTATGCCCTAACAAAATAATCCTAAACTTGTTAAATTTATAATTGTCATAAAATTGATAAATTATCCCAACCGTCTTTACCTATTGTTAGAGTTAACACTCCTGGGTGCGACCAAAGGCCTGTTCTAGCCTTAAAATCGATACTTTTATCGATTGCGGGACATTGAAACCAAGTTCTATCTCCTTGTTGCATAGAGCGAAAATGATGATAATGAGCAGAAATCAATATTTCAGCCTGTCCTGGAGGCAACCAACCAAACATTTGCCCTTTCCACCAATTTAAAATTTTATTTGTTGGATCACCACTACCAGCAGTCATATGTCCGTGAATAAAAGCTACTTTAATTCCATATATTTCTACGACCTGATGAAAATCATCTGACACATCTACTTTTACTTTGTCATATCTAGGATTTTGTTCCATAATTTCTCCACAAATTTTAAGGTGCATAGTATCACTATTGTCTAAACGAGTTGTAGTCACATTTCCCTTCCCAGAGCGAGACATCTCACCGTGATTTCCAGGAACTCCAGCTAAAACAATTTCATCTACTATTGGTAAAAACGTATCTACGCATTTCATTATTAATTTTCTAGCTAAATGGTATTGTTCAGCCAAAGTCAGCTCAATATTAAATGGTTGAGAATCATAAAATCCGTGACAGTTTTCAGTTAGATCTCCCATACCTACTAAATATACTTGTTTAATTTTCACACCAGCTTTGCGAAGATGTCTAATGCGATCTACTGCTGAAGTCAAAGCTAACTCTAATCTTGCAACAGTAGCATCAACTCCTAGATCAGATTTTCCAAGTTGCCAGTCACTCATCATAAACAAAAAGGCTTGGTCTCCACCAAACTTTTTCTTTTTTAATTTAGGTTTACGACTTATTACTTTTTCTAATTTTGCAACATACTGATCACGAAGAGGATTTTTTCTTCTTACAATTCCTTTAAAGGCATAAAAAGTTTCAACATTACCACCTTTTAATTGTGCGTTCCAACTGCTTGCCCTAACTTTACCGTCTATTTCATAATGTTTAGGATCAAATCCCCATTGCATTAAAATTTTATCAAATTTATTTTTGTAGTTTTTATCTGTTCCTACGTGAGTGATTTCTCCAAAACCAGTAGTTTCATCAAAATCATAAGTTGGTCTCCAGCCGCTAGGAAAATAATTATTTCCTAGATCTTCTGGTTTATCGCTCATTAGTCACTACTTTGTAGTAACCAAAAGAGAGTATCTTGATCAATAACATAGACAATCCTTTCTCCGTCTGGTTTGCGTCTTTTACCACTTCCTACTAATTTTTTCCAAGCCAATATTACCATTGCAGTAGGACGTTTTTTATTGGCTTTTTCTTTGGCTTTAAATAATTCTTGAGTGACGTTTAAATTTTGTCTAGCTTTAGCTTCAATAACAAATTCACAACTATCAGCAGTAAATTCTATGTCGCCTATATCGTTTGATCCGCCTTCTGCAAGTCTTTTAGCGTCAGAATATCCCTCCGCGATTAGCTTGTTTACTAGCGAACTTTCAAATGATGTACCTTGTTTTTTAGGTTTATTCATCTAAGTTAAAATCTTGAAACATTTTGTCTATTTCAAATTTTAACTCAGCTTCTTGCTTAGTGTTAGGATATCGACCTGGATAATTTTCATTGTTCTTTTGAATTATCTGTTCAGTAATGTATAATGCACTGCTAATTGTGCTCATTAAAAACTCTGGATCCATTATTTCTCGCATTTTGATGTACAAACCACACACAACCATCAATACATCTTCTGCTTGAAGAACTTCGTATTTTTCTACTTCTTCTTTAAAATGATCTAATATAGTCGTAGCAAATGGATTTGTTGCAAAAGGATTAAAATCTTCTTCGCCCGAAAAAAATGGCTGGTTTAAATCTGACATATTGTTATAGTAGCATACACGAAGTTATTGGAGGGAAATGATTAATAAATTAGAAAATACACTTGCAATTATGTCTACCGTGTGGGCTAACGGAGGCGGAGGATTTGCTTTCTTATCGGAAAAAAATTCTAAATGGTCTGATAATAAAATTCATTGGGCAAATTATCAAAAGATAAAAGATTTTGTTTCGCAACAAGATCCAAACTCTGACATTTACTGGACACCATTAGTATTTGAAGACTCACAATCTAGAAAAGCTGAGAATGTGAGAAAAGAACAAGGTGTATTATTTGTAGATGTAGATGAACTTAATGTTGATTGGAAAGGTGGAATTAAATTAGCACCTGAGCCGTCAATAGTTTGGACTACAAGTAAAACACGCTGGCAAGGAATTTGGTTGCTTGATGATTTAATTTCCCTGGAAGAACAACAAGAAACTAATCGTAGACTTGTATATCATATTGATGCAGACAAAGGTGCCTGGGACGCAGCTAGAGTATTACGTGTACCTATGTCCATAAATGCTAAAAGAAATGGTGTAGTTGGAAAAATTAAAAAAATGGATTTTGATTGTACATATACTTTAGATGATTTTGATTCCATACCAAATGTTAAGAGTACAACTATTACTCCTGCGGAGATACCTACCAAAATAAATAATTTTAAGATTGAGTCTTTACCATTGGAAGTTCAGTATTGGGTTACGATATCTAAGGAAGAATATCTATCGCAAAAAGATATAGATAGAAGTGAGTTGTTATATAGATTAGCTACGAAGTTAATAAAGAATAATTTTTCGGTTGAAGATATTTTTGGAATTTTACAAGGCACATTGTTTAACAAATTTAAGAATAGGCCTGAAACATTAATGAAAGAAATACAAAAGGCAAAAGCAAACGTAAGCCAATAGTTCCATTTCCCTACTGAAAGTAGTAGTAATAAAAACTTTTAAAAAAATTTTTTTATAGTGTGCCTAAATTAATAGACACACTACAAATATTATTTAATTAACTTGGATTGAAACTAAATGATTTTTGATCTGATTTAGTAATTTTAATCGGTAAATCTACACCGAAACAATCCCAACATATAGCATTCCAATCTTTAGTTGATAAATCGTTCCAAGCTATATTTTGTACAGCAAAACCTTTATACATATCTCGTAACAAATCTTTTAATTTGTTATTAATTATGTATTTTGTTTTGTAACTAATATTGTCAAACAATTTACGATTATCATACGAAGGTATAGAAATAATTATTTCATTATCTTTTTCTGATAGTTGAATATCGTGAACAATATTCTTATATT